CAATGCCAGAGTTGATTAGAGCGCCTGCCGTCTTGACCTTAAACAACGCCCTAATCGGCCCGGCAGGCCACCACTTGGTGCCAGAATTGTACTTGGCACCGTTCTGGACAACGTAGTGACTACGGCCTGTCAAACCGGAACCAATGGTATTGATGCCGGTATACAGTTCTGCTCCACCTCCCTGCTCAACGGAACCAAAGTTAAAGCGCTGGCTAGTTAAGGAGTCAATGTTGACGCCGTTCAGAAGCGTCAGCGCCGACGGCCTGAGCGTGTTACGCTTACCAGCAAGCTCCGATGGCACAGCGCCAAGGATAGAGACGTTATCGTCAGCGGTTACATTCGGGTTATCGGCGAGGTCTTGCAACCACGCATGTAGATCAAGCACCGAATAAACGGACGTTCCGGCTACACTGCGCAAGTCTCCCGTTGCTGATATACTAAAATCTGTTGCGGTTATAGACACAGTGTCTTCTCCTAATCAAGCTGTTGTTCGATATACAAGCTGGCCGATCCCACGATGGCCGTCTGGCGTGTTTCATAGGGTTTGTAGTAGGGTGCTGTGGTTCCTTGTCGCACTTTAATCCGTAGATCATTATTCGGATCGCCGGATTGATACACCACTAAATTTATGATCTGCGTCGTGCTTGCGGCCACTCCAAAGTATAGTTGCTGCCCCGTGCTGTAAGCCTCAACTGATATTGCTGAACCCACTACCAAATTGGTTAGAGTCAGTGTAAAAAGGTCTAGCGGATACTGATAAGCCTGCGTCGTCGTGGTGCTGGTTGTTGTCATATAAACGCTTGTAATTGGGGTGGTGTTGGCGGTGATAGTGGTGATCATGAGCCGCAACTTGAAACCCTTGCTGGCGTCAATACCCGCAATCCCATTCAGCGCTGTTCCGAGCGTGGCGGCGGTATAGTTGGCCGTTGTCATTGCTGACCAACCTGCTCCGTCGTTCTTGTCGATGGCGTAATTGTAGTTGTAATTTGTCGCTGTTCCGCCGGCCATCACTAGAGCAGTGTTAGCAAAACCAGTATGCCCGATGGCGTAGTACGGCATTTCGAATGTGGCGCTTTGCCCAACCACAAACATAGACAAACTACCGTTCGAGGTAAACCCACACCCACCAGACAGGGTTACTTGAGCCGCAGTATCCACTGTCGGTTCATTCATCAGGATAGCAATTCTTCCAGCGGTGGTGCTGGTAAAATTATCAAGCCAGTGTGTTCCGTACACAGAAACCAGCGCTGTCAATGCCCCAGTTTCTCCCATGCCTTTTCGTGTCATATTGTTGAACGGCATCACGTCAATGGTATCGCTATACTTTCCCCAGACATTCTCCTCTGTAATATTCTTGACAGTGTTATCCCCATCAACGAGCCCATATCTGGGGTTTGCCACATACACGTGTTGTATTTTTATATCGTGACACCCAGAATAAAGTATATAAACTTTATTACACCCTGTTGAAGAGCCACCCAGATCAAGAGGTGATGAGTAAGTGCCAACGTTGCGCAACTTTATGTTATAACTTCCGTAACTACCATACAGAAGCGCATTATATGGCTGGTTATTGGCTAATGGGAAAGTCAGGCCATTAAAAACACAGTTGCTTGCGTTAACCAGGTTCCAGACATAGGTGGGATAAGTAGAATTTGTGGTTCCAGAAACGCAGTTTATATAGCTTACATTTGTTGTATTGAAGTTATCACACGTAGTCGGGAAGAAACTGCCCTCGATGGAGGTGTGATTTACAAAATTGCAATTATCCGCGCGTGTTGCATTAATCGACGCCGGATTTCCTGATGCTATGATTGTATTTGCCCTAACCGTGCATCCGGTAAATGTAAACCCCGCCACGTAATACAACGTGACTACTGGTGGGGAACTCAGAGATGCACGGGAAAATACGCAGTTGGTGAAGGTTCCACCGGCATTGGAATAATTTATGTACAGCGCATTACCGATCAATTCTGTCGTCGGTTTGCTACCTACGCCGATTGTCGAAACTACCATCGGTTGCGCAATTTGCTTAAAATAAATCGCGTCAACAAACCCGGAATTTGAGAGGGCGACCGAATACGCCTGAGTACATGACAAATACCAAGCCATGTTGCACTTGTCTACGTTTATTACGCCGCCGCCAGTTGTTGTGAATGAGTGCCGTGTTGAAACCGTTGCATTGGGGATCACATTCGCAGTACGTGACGACGTAGTGTTGTTTTCGAAAAACACGTTTCCAATAACAACTGCTAAGCCAGCGGCGGGTGTATAACCGCTTGTTGCTGATCCGTTGTTGCCTATGCGCACCAACCCGGTGTTGTCGATCCAGACAACTTTACCGCGCGCCGCTTCTGTTCCGACTGTGGTTGCTGTGCCTGCGTTTGGGTAGAACTCATAATCCCCAAGGCCAGAAGTCTGCTCGATGAATACACCCGCCGCGTAACGCAATGTGCCGTTATTCGGGATTTGCAATGTCTGATTTGACGCGCCAAAAGTAGTCCCGAGCGTGTACCACGCGCCCGTGACTTGGAACGCGCCCAGGCGGTTCGCGTAAACAGTCGCAGACTCATCGCCGTTTACTTCGATGAACCCCTGCACCGCCGGCCCGTTGGCTGTGAGCGTGAACCCCGCGTAGGTTCCATCACTGATGGTTCCAGGGGTTCCGCTGGCGTTGGTAACTTTCAGCCATCCGGATGTCGCGGTGGTAACAGGAGCAGAAACAAGATCGGCGTAAATTCCGATGGTATTGCACGTTACACCGCCAATTGTGATCTGCGTTCCAAGTGTGAGCGTACCAGACCCACCAGTGAACGGAATCATCCAGACCTTAGTGCCATCAATGAGGATTTTTCCGCCCTTGGTTGCGTTGATGGTAAAGTTGCCCCACGTTGTTGACGTGGTTCCACTCAGGCCATAGCGGCTGTCCTGGTCGATAGTGAGATTGAATCCATTTGTGTCAACAGTATCGCCACCAGTTCTAGCTGTGGTTACGCCCCAGATAGCGGCATTCCCGATATCTCTGAGTGTGGCGTTAGCAGCTAAAGTGTAAGCTGTTGTCATGCAAGAATCTCGGCAGCACGCCCTGCGGCGATCAATCCGCCTGCTTCAAGCGATTGGATTCCAGCCACCGTACGCGGATCGTCAAGGTCAACCGATGTTCCATCTGCTTCGGGAGACGCGGCATTCAGCTTTTCCATCCATACTTCCACCATGACGGACGACTTAGCGATAGAGTAGATATTCTCCAATTCCGTGTCGGTAAATCGGTTCATAAGCTCAAGCTTGGTCAATCTGCGACGTGGTTTTTCGTAGAAATCGAGGATCGCAGCGTTCCACGCCCATCGAGACATATCGGGCATGTTGCCATCACGAATTTCAACCGTTACGCCGTCAGTTGGAGGGATTTCCTGGCCGGATACACCGACTAAAACGTTCCCTAGGTTACGGTTATATGCTATGTAATACGCCACGCTGGTATCTCCATATCCATTGCCAAATCATCCACGCCAGCTCGGTGTGCTTGTCTTGGTAGGTGCAGCACGCACAGTCCGCTGGCTGCGTATTCAGGTAATGCTGGGTGGCAAAACGGACGAATCCTTGTTGCATGATAGTCTAGCAATTACGTGCCGAAATGCGAAGCGCCGCCTACGCGAACCCCGGCATAAATCAACCAGCGACGCCAGGCCGAGATGCCCGTAACGGCACACGCTTCGAGCAGCACCTTGTCGGCTAACGCTCGCGGGAGCATCTTGGATTTATACAGCTTGTCATGAATCACGGCGGCCTTGCGGGCCGTGTCTCCAGTGAGCAAGAAGACAACAGGAAGTCTCGGAACGCTGGCGAAGTCTGTATGGAAACCTTTTTCTACCTCGATTATCTGCCCGGCCTCATCAGACTGAAATCTGAAACGGTCATCAAGCTCCCAATCTCCACGCCCATCATTTGCGTCTTCGTCGATAAGTGTAACGATCAACTGGTCAAGAAACGCGCTCATGGTGCAGGGGCCTTTAGTCCTTGCCCAGAGGTCGGTGCCAGCAGTTTTTGAGCACCAATCACGCCACCAGCGCCGACAGCAGCAGCACCAAGCCCAGGCGAAGCAAGAGCAGCACCGGCGGCAGGAACAAGCGCGGGGAGTATTGGAGCGAGCGCAGCGGCTACAGCGGCTTTCGCGGCAGCATCAATCGCAGCCTGCGTAGCGCCAGCAGAGATGGCCTGCCCCTCAAACGCCTTTGTTCCAGACTCCGCGACAGTTAGACTAATCACGCCGTCGGCGTTCCGGTTTGCAGCAATATTCAGCGCCGCGTATTCCTTACCCGATATGCCGTGTATCTCGCAGCATGTCACCGCGCCAGTTTTTGCGTCCACGATTGGCACGGCGTCAAATTTGGACACCCCTGCATATTGCAGACTGGCGCAGCCTGACAATGATATGAGTACGGCAAGCAAGATATAGGTTTTCATCAGATTTTGCTCCGAGAAACCTCGGCCTTCAGGCCGGGGAGTGAAAGGGGCGCAACCGAAGGTTGCTGTATTTGACTTTCTTCTAAGTGTAGCATATTCTTTCCTATATGATAAAGCGAACGGTATCCATCAAGCTGATTGCTACGCACGAACAGGCGATGGCGCTGTCTGCGCTTGCTGATACATATGCCAAAGCCTGCAACGCTATCGTGCCGCTCGCTGTAGAGCACCGCTGCTGGAATCGGGTTGCCCTGCATCACTTGTCCTATTACCCGGTGCGCGAGAAACTTCCGGAGCTTGGCAGTCAGATGGTGTGTCAAGCTGTCCATCGCGTGGCTGACGCATACAAGACGCTCAAGGCCAACAAGGGTATTGCCAAGGACAAACCCGTTCCGTCTATTTCCTTCACGCCCTCGTCTGTCAACTTCGACAAGCGTACCTACTCGATCAATGGTGAAACGCTTTCGCTGTTTACGCTTGGTGGCCGCGCCAAGATTCCTTTCGTCTGCGGCAAGCATCAACGCAACCTGCTTGTCAGCGGCACGCCCAAAGAAGCCAAGCTGGTTGTTCGCAAGGGCGTCTGGTATTTCAATCTCGTCCTTGATCTTCCCGACGCTACGCCTGTTTCTGGTGGTGGGGCGCTCGGCATTGACGTGGGCGAGAACAACATCGCAGCTTCCAGCACCGGCAAGGTCTGGGGCGGCGGTAAACTCCGGCATGACCGGGACATTTACCTTGCCCATCGTCGTCGTCTCCAATCCAACGGTAGTCGAGCTGCTAAACGCAAGCTCCGCGCTATCTCCGGTCGTGAACAGCGGCATGTGAAACACGTCAACCACGAAGTCAGCAAGTCCATCGTCGCAGAAGCTATCCGTTCCGGTGCGAGTGAAATTCGCATGGAGGATTTGACGAACATCCGCGCCAATATCAAGGCCGGGAAGCGAGTCAGGGCGCGACTGCATGGATGGGCGTTTCGTCAATTGCAGGACTTCGTCGCCTACAAGGCCGAAGCATCTGGGTTGTCCGTGGTATTTGTTAATCCCGCCTACACGTCCCAAACTTGTAGCGTATGCGGGGAACTTGGAAAGCGGGTGAAGCATAGCTTTTCCTGTTCGTGCGGAACTCGGCGGCATAGTGACGTTAACGCGGCACTGAACATGGCTGGGTTTGCGAAGCCTATCGGCATCGCAAGGGGCGGAAAAGTAACCCGTCCTAAATTCGCGCATCGTGGTCTCCATGATGTAGTGGAAAGCCCCGTCCTTTAGGGCGGGGAACAGTTACGGATTCGGCTCCTTTGTCTGGTCGATTGGTGGTGGTGGATTCGCTGAGAAATTTGTCACAGCGTGAATACCGAACACGGCACCCAACCCGATCTTGATCCAGGTAATCAGGTCGTCAACCGGTGCTTTGTAGGCAAGCACTAGAATTACCCACAGGCCGAACATCAGTATTCCACCGATGAGCTTTTGGTTATCGGTAATGAATTTTGTCATGGCGATTCCTTGGCGCATGTTATAGGGCCGATGTAGGCGCAAATATAGTTTCTTAATGGCTTTACATACTTTGCAATGTAGCATATTATTTTATGCATGATAAATTTCCCAAATGCCGGAACTAGATTTAATTCTCTTGTAGCTACTGGTAAAAATGAATTTAGGTTTGTCGGTGGTAGCAAGCGAAGAATTATTCAATGTATTTGTGATTGCGGGGCTGTTGTATGGCCGTTACTGCAATCCCTTAAATCTGGTCGCACAAAATCCTGTGGGTGCTCGCGCGAACGACTTAAAACAGCGATTAAGTTTAATTGCCGGATATGTGGCAATGAATTTGAAAGGAGTCCATCTCAAATTAAATCGAGAGGGGCTGGAGTGTACTGTAGCGCTGCTTGTAGAAATATCGGACATACACGTGATCCTATTGAACGGTTTTGGTCTTTCGTAAAAAAGACAAACAGTTGTTGGATATGGTCGGGCGCGAATGTTGCAGGTTACGGTGCATTATCTGTTCCTGTCGGAATGGAGCGTAGAGCGCATAGGTTTTCTTGGGTATTGCATCATGGTGCGATTCCAAAAGGATTGGATGTACTTCATCGGTGCGATAATCCATCATGCGTTCGACCGGATCATTTGTTTCTTGGTACGGCTCTAGACAATGGACGTGATATGGCATCGAAAGGCCGTAGTGGTGCAACCGTTCATCCAGAAAAAATATCTCGTGGAGAGTCGCGGCCAGCGTCTAAGTTGACCGAAAAAGATGTAGTCGATATTCGTAAATTGTACGCAGAAGGAAAAACACAGAAAGAAATATCTCAAAAATACAATGTAACCAGCGCCCTAATAAGCGGAATTGTTCGTCGTATCGGATGGAAACATGTTACTTAGCTGGAAACAACTCTTTATAAAAATCAATCCAATTTGTTGAAATAGCATGTTGCGCATATTCAAGCGTTATTTTCCCTGAACACACACGTTTATGTGCTTCATTTTCCGCGCGATCTTTCATTACGGCATTCCATTTCCCGCCGTATGGTTGAGGCCAAAGGTTGCGCACATCGTCAGCGCCTGCCAATTCCCGACTGATTACGTGGTCAATCTCGCATCCACGAGGCGACAGCGCGCATTCTCCCTGATGCGGTGTCATATGATACTCGGCGTAAACGTGCGCTTTCATTGCTGCGGTAACTGCCCTGGCGTCCTTGCCCCACTTGGTGCCGCATATCTGGTCAAGCGTCAGATTGCGCGTCACGCCCGGGGTAAGCGTAGGGTCTGGCAATGTTCCGCCGAATGCGCCAGCAGAAAAGAAGGCAAGCCAAAGCATGACGCCCGTCACCAGGAACAAACCCAGCATCATTTTGTCGTCGTTGTTCATGCCAAATCCACTCCCGCCCGTATGATATCTGGCGAATACGGCACTCGCCCATTTTCGTGCCGGATGATTGCCGTTACCAGTTTTTCGAGTGTATCCCGGTTGCTGACATTGATGATCTCATCTGGTTTTACGCCAACCTCTTGAGCGACGGCCATGATGTAGCTTTGCGTGTCGTTCTCGCCAGGCGGGGCGAAGCGGTTAATGATCCCGGAAATAGTCTTGAGGTTGTGCTGACGGTAATACGTCAGTAGCACGGTAGCCAATGCGCGGATGCCGTATTGCGGCGTCTGGAATGAGACAAACCGCGCATCGGTCTGCTGTTCGCACATCCCGCGCCATTTCGTGGCGCTGCGTTCAATATTGCCCGGATTGCAATTTGATTCGCCTCGTGTCCGATCTATCATTTGTTTTCCTCCCCGTTTGTCAATAGTTGCGTCCGTTAGCGTCCGTTAGTGTCCGCTAGCGGGCGTTCGCGTCAGCTAACGGGCACTATCCGGCGCTATCCGGCACTCGGCGGCAGTGCGCGGATGCAATCAAAACCGGCGCTTTCAGTAACTGTTCAATGCCATAAGGATGGTGAACAGTCAATTGGTTTTCTCCTGTTATTTAAGCACCGTGATTCCGAAGTGCGCCAATACAGCTCCAAATACTGCTGCCATCCCGTAGCTCGCCATCATCCAGTAGAACTTTCTCTTGTCTTCCCGGACTTGGCTGAGATCGTGCTCGGCAATCTTTGCCGACCGCTCCAGTCGCTCTTTCTCGGATTTCTCGAAGTCCCTTTGCAGGTCTGTGATCCGGTTGTCGATTCGCTCGATCTGCTCGAAGGCCCGCTTGAGTGCGGCCCGGTCTTCGGCCTGCTGGATCGTAGCCTCGGCCAATCGGCGCATGTCTGCAGCAAGCTCTTTGAGCGTGCTGCGTATTTCGCGCGTTTGCCCCTCGAGCACGGTCAGTCTGGTTTCGTGGGCGTGTATGCTGTTGTCGATTGGCATGGTTCAGAATATATAGATTGAACAAGTGAAAGAAAGCAAAAGTCGAATCACTCCTTGTTATGGCGATCCGACTTCCTTTTGAGAGGTCGTTACCATGTGATTGCTTGGACTGCGGCCACCGTTGTCGCGGCATTGACTGCAGACTTCTGCGTCTGCAAGTGCTGAAACGCCGCCGCGCCTTGCGTGCCGAGAGCCTGCGCCAGCCCTTGCATGTCCGCATAGGTGAACGGCACTTGCGTGTTGTCTGCCGCTACCCAGTAAAAGCCAGACGGGGCGGTTTGCGTGGCACCGAAGGACAGCAGCATGCTTTGCAGGTTTGCCACGCTGCCCGGATCGGCTTGATACGTCTTGGTCACGCCGCCCTTGCTGGTGTAGCTCACCGGATGCTGGATGGCTTGCTGGTAAGCGGCGCGGAGTAAGGCGATCTGATCCGATTGCGCTTGAGCGAGTAGCTGCGCGGTAGTCGGCGCATTCGGGTCAGTCTGCGTCAATGCGCCGTTGACAACCCACCATTCACCAGCTTGGTTTTCCCACTGCGTGGGCGTTACCGCCAGCGTCGCGGTATTGGCCAGTGCCGCGCCATAACCAAACTGTTCCGTATCTTGCCACTGTAAGACTTGCGCCGTTGTCGTGCTGTAAAGGACTTGCTGAGTCATATTATCACCATTCAATGATTAAGAAGCCATTTGCGCCAGGACCGCCATTACCATTACCATTAGCAGGACTACCACCACCACCACCACCAGCACCAGCACCAGCACCGGCACCGGCAGCACCACCAGCCACACCACCACCACCACCACCACCAGCACCAAATGGACCTCCTTGCCCCGCACCGCCATAACCAACGACGCCGGAACTCGAACTTACAGCTGTTCCAACTGCGCACCAACCAGCAGAAGAACCTACGCCACCAAAAACATAATTTGTTTGGTAAGTGATAGCTCCACTACCTGGGGCGCCTCCGGCAAGTGTCAGCAACGTGGTCGAAGATGTAGAGTCAAATAAAACGGTGTTACCACCGGCTGAACCAGCGGATGCGTTTGCTAAACTAGCGGTTCCAGCTCCACCCACTCCGCCTGCGCCGATAGTAATAGATAGGGAATGGCCTCCTGTTACAGGTATGGCATGTTTGATTACGCTTACTCCAGGGAATCCACCACCACCACCAGCCCCCGCCGTACTAGAACCCAGATTATTACCGCCGCCTCCACCTCCGCCAGCCCCGCATCCGCTCACCCAGATCGTCGAAATATAGCTCGGAACAGTCCAAGAGCCATTAGCGGTAAACACGGCCTTGCGGTTGCCAATGAAAAGCTGCCCCAAATTCACCGCTTGCCCGTTTTGCGTTGCGGCTTTCACCGGCAGACTTCCACCGGCCGTCGCCACCAGTTCAAACGCCGTTGCCGCCGAGTTCACGCGCAGGATCGCGCCGTAGCTTGCCGCCAGTTCGCCGCCCTGCATGGCGGTTGCCGCAGGCCCGTAGATCGGGAGCGACGGCATCCCGTTGATGGATAGCGTCGATGCGCCGGTGTTCGTGGCCTTGATGTTCTGGATCGATACGATCATGCCGGATGTGTAGGCGCTGATCGCTGGTTGCAGGTTCATCGCGTAGGCATTTACGCTTCCTACGTCCTGAGCGGTGATAGATGACGCGGTTTGCATCATCGTCAGCAAGTTGCTGATGATCGGCGCACCGGCCACTGGCGTGATGTTGGATGAAGTCACCGAGGCTTGCCCGTAGGCCACCGTCACCACGGCCAGCGCCGTGTAGCCAGCATCCACTGTGGGCGTCGTTTGCGTGCCCGTGGTCGCGGATGCGCCAGCCTTGATCTGCACCACGCACAGCCCCTGGCGCTGTGTCGGCTGCGCGGCCCCGCTGTTGTTCTGTCCGCTCAGCGGCTGGGAAGGGTTCGCGGAGTTGAAATAAGGCAGAACAACAGAATTGGCGTCGCTGTCCTGATACGCCGCTTCGATCAGATAGTTGATCGAGTATCCAGACGTGGTCGGCGCGGGCGTGTTGAGAGTGGTCGCCTGCATCAACAAGCCCTGCTTGACGATGCTGTCCGCAGTGTCTGCAGGCAGCACTCCGTAGGCGGTCGAGTCAACCGGCTGGAAGCTGTAAATCTGCCCCGATCCGACCTGCACGGCCAGAGACGCCGGGGCGGTGGGCGCAACAGCCAGCCCCTCAATGATGGTGTTTGCGCCCAGCATGGCCTTGGCGAGCTTGCCAAGACCGATCATGGTGGCGCGGCTGGCAAACAGGAAGTCCGTGCTGCGGCCCTGCTCCTGCGTGTAAACGATGGGACGATCCATTGTAGCTCCAGAAGTAAAAAAGCCACCCGAAGGAGGCTAGAGGAAAATCGAAATGTTATGGCGTCACTGGCCCATCGGCAATGCGCATCCAGACCACCGTCCCAAGCGCCCGCGTGCTCTCCACCGCAGCGATGATTGCCGCATCTGTGGTGCTTGTCGGCGTTCCGTCGCTCCACGCGCCATAGGCGTCAAAGAATAGGCGCGCATCCCATTCTCCCAGGTCAATCGTGCCACCTGTTGGCCGATAGGCCGTAACGAACGATTGATAGGGCAGCGGATCGCCCCATTGACCGACAGAGGAATCCCAATAAAACAGGCCGCCCCACCCGCCGGAATCGGTCGTGTTGCTCGGCTCGAAAATCGTTGGCGTGTGGCCTGTAATCACATTAAGCACGGCGCTCATATCGGCGCGACGTGGGCCTTTTGCGAACAGGTTTGCCAGAATGCGCGTTCTGAATCCGCCGTCCGTCTCGTTCGGCAAGCGAGGTAGAACGCCGGTTCCAAAGAAATCCTGGCTCACGATGTCTAGGAACGGGGCGGTTGCGGTTTGAATACGCGCCTGCATGGCCGCATAGGTGATCTGGTTGTAGATATTGGCCTGCGCCCATGCCGTGCCCGATTGGATCGCCTGCACGTTGGTGGCGTTGTCGCCAAACCAGCCGATGGGCAAGCCCTGCTGCAAGCGCTGCAGCATGTCTTGAGAGTCACCAGTCAAGTCAGTTCACCGTTATCACGCCAGGGACGATGACCGTCTGCGCGTTGCCAGCAATGTCTGTCGTTCCACCATTGAGCAGGAGCCCCGTCGCGTCTGCCACGCCGGGGACGCCCCAGATGATCGCGTAGAGCTGCGAGTAGTTCAGTCCTGCCCCCAATGCCGTCTGCGCGATGAAGTTCTGCAAGGCGGTTTGAACCGATGGAGCGACTTGCGCATGGGTGTAGCCGGCTGCCGCCGTCACTGTGACGGATACATTCGCCGCGAGTTGCGTGGCCGCATAGACGGCGAAAGTGACTGACAATGGGCGCACAGAATCGACTGCTGAATAGACGGCCTGCTGCGTCGTGGTGTTGTAGGGCGAGATGATGACGTAGAAAAAGCCATTCTGCGTTTGCCCTGCAAGTGTCTGATTCTCGACGATGGAAAATTGCACGCCGAGCTGCAGCGCTTCAATCGCTGCAGCAGCGGATGCTTTGATGCCGTCTTTCAGTCCGGCCAGGGTGAGCTGGAAGCGCTGCAACAGTGCGGCGTCACTCTCGGCGTTTTGGCCGTTTGTAAATGGTTGCGAATTCGTAACCGTATCAACACCAGGCAATGCCTGCGCAATCGTGGTGATCGTGTTCGCGTTGACGTTCCCCGCCGCTCCAGGTGTGACGGCCTGCACGGTCGCATTCGCAGAAGCCGTGCCCGCTGGGATGACATAGGCGTTCAATGTCGAATTCCATGACGCCTGCGTGGTGTCCGCAATGGCAGTGAATTGCTGCGTGCCGTCCGATGTCTGTAGCAATGTTCCAACCGGGATGACGGCTTGCGCCGTCGCGGTGTATCGGGAGAACGTTACGTTCCCGGTGGCGGCTATGGCCGGCTTGCGCGTCACGATGCCGAAATCGGCCATCCAGGAATCCAGATCGGGGCCCTGCGATGTGCTGGCTCGTGTTTCGGTCAGGACTTCTACGATCAGGCTTTGTAGCCACATAACCACGCCAGCATCGGCTTCGGCCAAAGCAAGCTCAGGGCTGCCCAAATTAAACGGCAGAGGGGACTGCGCTTGCGCCGCCGCCGCGATCTGTTGGACAACCTGCGCGAAAGTGAGAGTGTTCAGATTAGCCATTGGCGATATTGAAGCTCAAAGTTTGCAACTGTCCGCTTGGGCGGTAGTTGTATTGAATGGTCACGCCCAGCAGGTTCGGCTGCGCTGTGTCGAAAATGATTTTTGGCAATGGATTCGTGCCAACATCGGTATCGGATAGAATCTGGCCACGGAATTTCGCCTTGAGGGCGGCAAGGACAGCGGGAGACAATGCTGCGCCAATATATTTACCAGCTCCGATACCATAGGTCGGATGCCAGAGGTAATCCTGCGCACTGGTGAGCAACACGCGCAGCAGGCGCTGCGATACGCGGTCGACGCCGGTGGCAATCGCCACGTCGCCATTGGGCGCGAGCTGAATGTCGTTTCCGTACCAGTGGGCGATGCTCATACTGTTGTGCTCGGTGTAGATGTGTTGCCGCCGCCGGGCTGCACGCCGCCGTGCGTGTGGCTGTCATAGGTGTTGCGTAGAGAGGATATGGATCCATGCGTACCGTTCAGGTCGCTGATGTTCTGGCTGGCCTGGATATTGCCGTTTGTCTGCACGTTGCCGTTGATCGTGGTGTTTGCGTTAATGGTACACCCTCCGGGCGCGTTGAGCGTCATGGCGGCATTGGCCGTCATCGTCACATTGCCGCCATTGTCGAAATGCAGGAGACTGCCGTTTTGGTGTTTAAGCAGCATTTCTCCGCTTGGGACGGATACGGGCGGCTTGGCCGTCGAGAAAGCGAACAGCGCGGCAACCGGGACTTGAGAGCTGCCCTCTTGGAACAGGATCAGCACTTGCGCCCCGATCTCCGGCGCGAAGAACGCGCCCCAACTTGCGCCCACCCACGGAGAGAGCATAGGCATGAAGCCCGTCTCCACGCTTTCTGGCTCGATCACTGCCTTGATGGCGTAGGTTCCGGGATCGTAGGCTGACACTGTGCCCATGCGAGCCGTGAATGTCCCGGCGGCCTGAGCGCCCATGCGCTGCATCATTTGGTTGACAAGATGATTCATGCCAGTACCGTCGAATTGGGCGAATGGTTCTTCGCGTTAATGCTCATAGCGAATCCGTTTTGCATATCCATCGTACGATGTACCTGGAATGGGTAAAAGGGCTGGTCGAACACGCTGCCGGTGCCCTTGATGCGCACGATCTGGCCTTTGCTAGGCGCAATATCGCCCGGCATGTCTATCATCACGCGCAGCTCCTGCTTGCTGATCTCGGCCAGCAACGCATTCGCCTTGGACTGCGCTTCAGCGACAGTCAGCCCTGGGAATGTGTAGCTGAATACCTGTGCATCGCCTCCGATGGTCTGGCTCATGCCGGGGCGTTTACCTGCCAGCGCGGTTTTGACGTTCGGATGCGCTTTGGCTTGTACGGTAAACCCCTTTGCCTGCTTCGCGTTCCATGATCGCACCTCCACTACGATGCCCTTGGCAACGGTCAGATTGCGGGCGAACATCAGGCGCACCACGTCTGTCTGTGTCGGCTGGCACGGAATTGGGGCCTGCACGATGTAGTCATTGCTCCCAGGCTGTCCACCTGGGCCGAAAACCAAGGTATCCATCTGCACATAGCACACCCATCCGAGTTGCTGCGCCAGATAAGTAAGCAAGTCCCACTGCGTCTCGTTGGTGGTCAGGTGGACATGATCCACGCTGTAGAAATGCCCGGCTTTGGTGTTCCCAGATGTCGGCGTGATCTGCGCTTTCAGGCCGTTCTGCTGCGCCAGTTGATCGGCAATCTGCGATGGCGTTAGGTTCTGCCACTTCTGCGGCGTTTTCTGGTCGATGAAACGATGCGTCAGGTCGCGGCCTGAAAGGGTTATCGTATCGGCCAGCAGATCAATGGCGACTTGATCCACGTCTCCGTAAATCATCGGCGTGAGTTCGTCGGATGTCCAGTTCTGCGGATCAGCGGGGAAACCCGCCCTGACTTCGGCCTGCATGGAGGTGTAAGCCGCCCACTGAGGCCATGCCTGCGCCATCGGATTGCTGCTGGCCGCCAGTACGATCTCGAACTCGTCGGCCAGGAACATCGGGTTTGTGGTAACGCTGCACGACACCGGTATAACCGGCTGGCCGCCTAGCATGACGCACCAGCGCGGAGATCGTATTGCACTCATAGGCCCCCATTCGCCACGGATGGAGACGGGATTTGCAGCGTCATGGCCCCGGCAGGAAGATTCGGATCAGACAGTCCGTTGATCTTAGCAATCGACGGCCACAGTGTCGCGTCTCCGTACTGCTGGGCTGCGATGCTTTGCAGATTTCCGCCGTTGACCGCAAGCATCTTAGCCGATGCGCCCGGCAGACCTGCCGAAATGTTGGACTGCATGCGCCCGAGTACGGCATTAAGTGCATAAACTGGCTGCGCATTGGCAAAACCCAGGTTTGCCGTGGTGAGCGACTGGATCGCCTGCGGTGTAGCGCCATTGTACACGCCCGATGTCAGCCCCTGCATGTCGGACGCCGCGTTGTCCACGCTACCCATCAACTGTTGCACGCGAGTCTGTGCTTGTGAAAGTGGCTGCACAATTGCTGCAAGCGCCGATTGAGCCGTGGTCGTTGCCTGCTGAATGCAAGATGTCGCGGCGGCAATCGGGGCCGTGACCGCTTCCACCACGCTGTTGAGCGACTGCACGGCGATTGACACCGAGCCGAGAAGTCCTGTCAGTATCGAATCGCCGATCAGATTACCAAGGCACGACGCGCTGGCCGTGTCATTGTTCAGCAGGGCGAGCAGCGATTCCTGTGGGGCAGTTGTCTGCGCGCTTGTGGTGTCGCGCATCACTTCGATTGTGATCGAATAGCGAACATGCCACGGTTGCAGGTAGTTTGCCGAAAAGCGCGAGATCACGCCCACATAGGCGAATTCATCCCAGGTGAGCACCACAGCCGCGCCGCCCTGCCTTACGGTGTCCAGATACCGGGCGCGCTCGACGGCTGTTTGACCAAACAGGATGCCGTCCCACGCGACAGGCGCGGGTTTTGCACCTAGGGAATCAATCACGCGGTCGCCGCCGATCAATTGATGCACAGCCATTGCTTGCTCACCACCCCATGCGACGGACTGCGGCAGCTCTACATCATCAAAGGTGATGCTGCTGCCATCATTGGCAGTCAGAATGAATGCGATATCGGCCATTTCAGCGCAGCGCCGACGTGAGAGACGGATTGTTCAAGCCAAGCCCCCACATGATCTGATTCGGGCCTGCTGGCGGTTTTGCAGCAGCGGTTGCTTGCCAGTTTGTGACAGACTCTGCAACCTTTTTACCGTCCAGATGCACGTGTGTATGAATCTCATGCTGGC